AGAAGAAATAGCTAACTATCATATAAATAATATACAAAATGGTTTAGCACCAAGCATGTTAATAAACTTTAACAATGGTGTTCCGCCAGATGACCAAAGAGAAAGAATTGAAATGAGAATAAAAGAAAAATTTAGCGGCAGTACAAATGCTGGCCGATTTATTTTAGCTTTTAATGATAGTAAAGAATTAGCTGCTAATATTGAGCCAGTAATTTTATCTGATGCTCATGAGCAGTATAAATTTTTATCTGATGAATCTATGAGAAAGGTTATGGTATCACACAGAATTGTATCACCTATGTTGGTTGGTATAAAAGATAATACTGGATTGGGTAATAATGCAGAAGAATTACAAACAGCTTCTATACTTATGGATAATACAGTTATAAGGCCAATGCAGGTAACAATACTTGATGAGTTAGAAAAGATATTAGAATATAATAATATTGAATTAGATATATACTTTAAAACATTACAACCCTTAGAATTTACAGACTTGACTAATGCACTTACAGACGCTGAAGTAGAAAAAGAAACTGGTATAAAAAAGGAAGAAGAACAAGAACAAGATGTTGAACAAGAAATAGAAGAATAATGGCAAAAGCACTATTTATAAGAAGAAGTGATATAGTAAAAAATACAGCGTTAAACGCTAATGTTGACACAGATAAGTTTATACAATTTATCGAGTTAGCACAAGAAATACACATACAGAATTTTCTTGGTACTGATTTATATGATAAAATTAGTAATGACATTTTAGGCACAGGTGGTGCATCCTTAAGTGGTAACTATCTTACACTTGTTAATGATTTTATACAACCTATGTTAATTCATTATGCTATGGTAGAATATTTACCTTTTGCCAGTTATAGTATAGCTAATGGTGGTGTTTTTAAACATCAATCTGAAAACTCACAGATAGTTAGTAAAGAAGAGGTAGATTATTTAGTTCAAAAGGAAAGGGAATATGCAGAATATTACACACAAAGATTTATAGATTATATGAGTTTCAATCAATCTTTGTTTCCAGAATATACTAGCAATTCAAATGATGACATATACCCTGATAAAGACGCTTTATTTCAAGGGTGGGTACTTTAGATAAAAAAAAGACATATAAGCCTAAAAAAGGCAACGTAAAGAAATTGATAATTTATTTAAAAAAAAAGGGAACTAAATAGTTATGGCTACACTCTCAGGAAATAAAATAAAAGACACTTATCAGTCGTTAATTAAATTAACAGACAACGGAAACTTAACTACAGGTGCAAAAAGAGTAACAGATGGATTTGGTAACAATAGCCCATTATTTTTATCTACTACACAAATAGGAATAGGCGTTACACCTACTGTACAATTTCATGCTTCAGGTGATGGTAAGTTTGGTGGCAATCTAACAGTAATAGGAAATTTAGTTGTAGAAGGTAGTACAACAACGGTAGGAACAGACACACTTACAGTCAAAGACCCTCTTATTGTTTTAGCTAATAATAACACATCAAGCGATGCTGTTGATATAGGTTTTTATGGTAAATATCGTCCTAGTAGTACAACATTATTTTCAGGACTATTTAGAGACGCTGGTGATGATAAATTTAAACTATTTAAATCATTACAAGTTGAACCTACAACTACAGTAAACACAAGCGGTACAGGTTATACAGTTGCTACTTTGGTAAGTAATCTTGAAGGTAATGTAACTGGAAATTTAACTGGCAATGCTGATACAGCTACAGCTTTAGAAACAGCAAGAACAATACAAGTAAGTGGAGATGTCGCAGGAAGTGCTAGTTTTGATGGTACAGCAAATATAAATATTTCTACTACAATACAAGCTAATTCAGTTGAATTAGGCACAGACACAACAGGTAATTATGTAGCTACTATTTCTGGTACTACTAATGAAATTGAAGTATCTGGTTCTGGTTCTGAAACAGCATCAGTTACAATAGGTTTACCAGACGATGTTACAGTTACAGGAAATTTAACTGTTAATGGTACAGGTATAAATTTATCTAATGCTACAAATCCTAGTATAACAGTTACAGATACTACAAATGGGCATTATTTAATAATGCAAGGTTTAGACGGTGGTTCTAAAATTGATTATTTATCTACTTTAATATTTGAATATGGTGCAGGTAATACGGAAGCTGCAAGATTAACTTCATTAGGTTTATCAATAACTGAAGAATTAACAGTATCAGGCACAGGACAAAGTAGTTTTGGAGGTCAAGTTACAATACCTGCTACTCCAAGTGCGAGTACAGATGCAGCAAGTAAAGGATATGTAGATAGTAAATTTCAAGAAACAGATACGTTATCAGAAGTATTAGCATTAGGAAATACAACAGGTGCAACAAAAATATCAGTTAATAACACTTCAAGTGGAATTGATTTTATAGACAATGCAAAAGCAAGATTTGGAACTGGTAATGACTTAGAAATATATCACAATGGTACAAATAGTGTAATTGATAGCAATACAAATAATTTATTTATACAAACAGCATCACAAACTATAATAAATTCAGATGCAACTAACAACCAATTAACATTAGGACACAGTTCAGGAAACTGGTTTGCAAAAGCTACAAACAGCAATACACTAATTATTGGTAGCGAAAGTAATGCTACAAACAACATAACACTAGATACAACAAATGGTGGAAGTGCAACTTTTGCAGGTAATGTAATAATGTCAAATAAATTAGGCATTGGAACAACAACTCCGCAAAAAGATATTCATATAGAGGGTGCAAGTGGTGCAAGTGCATCACAATTACTTGTATGTGGGGCTTCCGATACAATAGGTCATACCGCAGGAATATTATTAAGAGCAGAGGGTGGAGAAAGCGATAGTTCATTAAGAGCAAAAGGTGCAATATTTTTTGAGAGAGAAGCAGCAAATGGATTAGGTAAATTACATTTATGTAATAACAACTCAAATAATAATGATTCAGCAGATTTATCAGATGCAGCTTTAACAATAAATCAAGATAAATCGGCAACTTTTGCAGGGAATGTTATTATTGATGGAAGTAATGGAAGTACAGGGCTACAAATAAAAAGACCAAGTGATAGCGCAGTTATGCAGGGAATGTCTGCACCTGATTCAAGCACATTAAAAATAGGTGGTGGAAATCAAACTGCCGTCAAAATATTCTCACATACAACCGAAGTTGCAAGTTTTAGTAATACAGGTGCTACAACTTTTGCAGGTAGAGTTATAATAGGTGATGATGCAATTACAACAGATAAACCTGGATTAGTAGTTGGTGATACTACAAATGGTGGTCAAATTACAATTAGAGGTTTATCCCCAACATTATTTTTTGATAAAACAGGCTCAAACAATCCTAAAATACTTACAGATGGTGGTTTATTACAAATAAAGAGCGGAACTCTTGATTCTGAAGGTAGTGTCTTAATGTCCTTAACAAATACAGGTGCTACAACTTTTGCAGGTGCAGTTACAGGAACAAGTTTTTCGGCAACAGGTGGATTCTTAAATGGCTCAAATGGCGGTATAAGAATACATACAACAGGTACTAAATTCTTTAATGTTACAGCAGCAAATGCTGCAAGAGATAATATTATGGATATTGGTGCATCAGATGCAAGATTCAAAGATTTATTTTTAGGTGGTTCGATAAATTCAGGTGCAATAACAACAAGTGGACTTTTAACAAGTACATTAGCAATTAACCAATCAAGTTTACCAAATGCACCAAGCGAACACGTTATAACACTTAATCCACCAACAACAACAAATTATTATGGAGGTGGTATAAGTTGGAGTGAAGGTAGTAATACTGCTGCAAGTTTAGGTGTATATGATGCAGGAAGTGGAGGAGCTTTAGGTTTTTATATTGCAACAGGTAATAATACAACATTAACTCAAGCATTAACAATAGACAGCTCACAAAACGTAGGAATCGGAACGTCTTCGCCTCCATCTGACCATAAATTACAAATACATAATGCAGGAGGTGCATTTGCAAGGTTTGCTTTAACAAATTCTGCTACTGGCACTGGTAGTGGAGATGGTTTAAAATTTCAAATGGAAAATCTTAATAGTATTATTAAAAACCAAGAAGCAGGTTATTTAACTTTTGGTACTAGTGGTAGGGAAACTGATTTGCGTATTGATAGTGCAGGCAATGTAGGAATTGGGACAACATCGCCCAGTAGAACTTTGCATGTAGCATCAGATGATGGTGTATTGATTAAAGGTGCATCAGGTAGTGCTAATGGTAAAATTTCTTTTTTACCTGCAAGCGGCGGCAGACAATACGATTTACAAAATGTAGGTTCTGATTTTAGAATTTTTGATGCTTCAGCAGGTGTTACCCGAATGTATTTTGACAATGATGGAAATACTGGAATCGGAACAACATCGCCTGCTGCTAAATTAGATGTTCAAGGTTCTAGCGCATTATTTATGACAAGAACCTCAAGTGGTTTAGCAACATATATAGAAAATGATGGTGGTTATGCTGCTCAATATATGTATCAACTTGGAGCAGGAGCAAGAATAGCATTACATACAAATGGTAATTCCTATTTCAACGGAGGAAATGTAGGAATCGGGACGACTTCGCCTGTTGATAAATTAAATTTACATGGTGGTTCAACAGATAATTTAGGTATTCAGTTTAATAGTAATGCTTCTGGAAGTGCTGGTGGCAATGGCTTTAGAGTGGGGATGAATTCTAGTCATTCTTTTATGTGGAATTTTAGGAATACTCCTTTAGCATTTGCAACTGGCGGAACACAAAAAATGACTTTAAGTACTTCTGGGCTACTAGGAATAGGAACAACATCGCCAGGTTATAAATTGCAAGTTAGTGGTGCGCAAAACGCAAATGATATTGTAATAAACAATACTACAACTGGTGTCAATTTAAGATTACAAATGATTGATGCCAATGGTGCTATGTTTACAACAGGTTCTAAAGATTTACTTTTAGGAACAAATAATACAGAAAAAATGCGTATAGACAGTTCTGGGCAAGTTATGATGCGTAGAACAACAGATTATGATGGAAGTAATCTTTATTTTTTACAAGTTGGAGATGCAAGTTTAGATAATGGTACTCCTATTGTTTGCACTGTAGCTTCAACTGCATCAAGAAATCAAATTGTATTTAGTAATAATTCAAGCAATATTGTTGGTCAAATTACAACAGCAGCTTCAGCAACCTCTTATAATACATCTTCAGATTATAGATTAAAAGAAGACTTGCAAGAATTTAACGGTTTAGAAAAAGTATCTAATATTAAAGTTTATGACTTTAAATGGAAAGAATATAATAATAGGTCTTATGGTGTTCTTGCTCACGAATTAGAAGAAGTATTGCCACAAGCAGTAACAGGAGAAAAAGATGCAGAAGAAATGCAATCGGTAGATTATTCTAAAATTGTACCAATACTTGTAAAATCAATACAAGAATTAGAACAAAGAATCAAACAATTAGAAGACAAATAGTTACTTAAATATAAATTTAACATAATATTATGGCAAAAGATAAAATTAGTTATAGTTGGCAGATAAATGCCCTTGACGCAAAAATAAAAGAAGATAAACATGATAACGTTATATATAATGTTCATTGGTCTTATAGTGCCAATAAAGGAGATTATAATGTAAATTCAATAGGTACTTATTATTTAGAATATGATAAGGATAATTTTACTGATTATGATAAGTTGAAAAAGTCTGATGTTGTTGGTTGGCTAGAAGCTGGACTAGATGTGGATAGTATGAAAAATAATCTATCAAATCAGATTAGTATATTAGAAAAACCTGTTGATGTTGTCTTGCGACCTGACTGGTAATTTATTATATTTGATATATAATTAAATTTAATACTATGAATAAAATAACAGAATCAGAATTAGAATCTTTA